GCGAGGGACTTGGGCAGGCCGCAGAACACGGAGTGATGGGCGATCATCGTATCCTGGGCACCCCGAGGGACGAAGTGCCAATGGCGATACGTGTACTGTGCATCGTACAGGCCGTTCTGCCAGCGAACCTTCGCTCGCGGGTGGGTCAGAACGCGGTAGAGCTGGTACACGATGGCGGCTTCACTCTCCGCTGACCAGTACCCTGTCTTGTCCTCGCGGCACATGAAGGGGATGATGAGCGCGTCGTTGAGCGACCACGAGATCCCCACACAGTCGATGTGCCCGGCCGCCGTCTCGATGTCGAAGTCGAGCCACTCGACACTCCCATCCTCGAGACCTGCGTGTAGGCGTGCGAGGGAAGCAAGGCATTGTTCGACTGTCTCAGGCACCAGGAAGTGCCACTCCGGCACATTCTCGTACACCAGCGAGTGACGTTCGGCCGCCGCCCGCTTCAGGTCGTTGATGACGAGTGGGCGAGAGCCGTAGTCGCGTAGCACTAGGGCCGGGTGGAGTGTGGGGATGACCTTGGGCGTGTAGGGAGTCTCGCCCGCGGGCCACCAACTGGTGGGCACGTCAAGCGTCAGCATGCTGCCGCGCCACTTCGTAATCCCCTCCTTACCCGTGAGGGCCCACAGTGCGGTCTTGCCCAGCCCGACAATCAGGTTCGGACGGACGGCGGCAATCTCCTGCATGAGCTTCGCCACCCCAGCCTGGACGATGGGGGCAACGTAGCTGTCACGCACCTTCACCATATTGGGTTGGATGTCCTTCTTCTTCACCGGCATCCACAGCTCGAGGTTGTTGTTCAGCGGCCGGGAGTTTACGACGTTAGTCGTGTAGCACTCGGAACGCATGATCCCTGCTTCGTGGAGCATGCGGTTTAGCTCCTGGCCGCTTGCCCCCTGGAAGGGGAGCTGGGTACGTTCCTCCTCGTGGCCCCAAGCCTCTCCCACGAGCATGATGCGGGCGTTGGGAGGGCCGTCTCCGCTTGCGACGTAGGTCACGCAGCGCCCTCCTCGATGATTGCCTTCATCAGAATGCAGTAGTTGATAAGGTCGTCGAGGCGTCCCTCGATCGGCTCTGATAGCTGCTGCACTGTACCGGCGGCATCCTTCCGGATGAAGGTGGCCAACGCATCGTAATGCTTGGACGCATAAATGAAAGCGACTTGCAGGGGTGTGGCTCCTGTCAGTGCCGCGCCGCGCTTGAAGTTCGCGAGCCGGTCTGCGCTCCCAGCATACTCCTCACCCTTTGTTACGAGAAGCTTGGCGGTCGAATCAACTGTCTTGTCTACGAGAAGCTTGAACTGCTCTTGATTCACGATGCGACCTCCAAGGAGAGTGACGGGAATTGCGCTTGAACGATAGTACGGATGGCGAGGGCAACTTCTCTGTGTTCCTTTTGCGTGCCCGCCTGACAGCGAAGCTCGCAGTAGTGAATGAAGCTGCGAAGATTTCCTGCCATGTACAGCACGCTCTCCGTCATCCCCTCTGGCAAGACATTTCGCGCAACTTCTTTTGCAATACCTCGCTTAAGGGCCTGCTCGTAAATGCTGTGTGCGTGACGGGCAAGGTATCGCTGCTCTTCGTGCCACCAGACTTGCAGCTTTTCGTCATCAACCTCGTGACTGGCTTGGCGGTTGGTTGCGTCTTGGAGTCGAGCCTCACTGATTACTGGTTCCGGAGGGGCAACTGCGTACCGTTGGCTGAACTCTTGAAAGGAAAATGAGCGATGGCGTAAGATTTGATGGGCGATCGAACGTGTTGTTCTAATCTCAACAACGAGACTCACCATTTCAAAAGGCGACCAGTGGGCTTTACGCTGCAGATATGCGACAAGCTTTGGCGCAGTCTCCGTGTTGGTTTGGTTGGCGGGATTGCTGACACGAGCGCAGTACGCAACAAGCTCGTCCGCAGAGCTACATTCCGGGATGCTAGGCTTGGTAACCGCAATGAGTCGGACTTGCATGTCAGCTCCTTATCGGATGAGGCCTGCCCGACGGAATGCCGCCAGGATGTAGGGGTCGGTGTCGGTCTGCTTGAGATACCAGTTGGCGTACCCCCGGTCGACGGCGGAGATGGGCTGTCCGGCGAACTTGCCGAAGCCCATCTTCTTGGGGATGCGGGCCTCCTCGCTGATCTGCCACAGCTCGTAGGGCGTGTCGACCTTCGTCACGCGGATGAAGTGCTGGAGAAGCAACTCGCAGAACCCGATGTCCGCAGCGGCGCTGTGGGCGTTGCGCAGCATGTGGCGGGTGGCTGGCGTCGCGCCCTCGAGGTGGTAGATCACCGCTGAGAGGCTGTGCGAATCGAGGTCCGGGAACAGCTCACGGGAGAGGGCGAGCGTGCAGATCCGCTTCGGTCCTCGCGGGCTGCCGAGGACAGCCCAGTCGAAGTCGATGTTGTGGCCGACCCAGTACTCCCACGCCGCCGGGGCCATCTCGAGGGCCATGCTGGAGGGCGGGCAGCCGTCAAGTTCCTCGGGGAGAATGTGGTGGACGGCCATTGCTCCGAAGGTGCTGGGCATGGCGGGCTTGAAGCGGTAGACCGTCTCTTCCGTCCCTTCGAACGGCTTGTACGCGAGCTCGATGACCTCCCGCTTCCTCTCTGGAGTGTCTTTGTTCGTCGTCGTCTCGGTGTCGAGGATCAGGCAGGTTTCAAACGGGTTCATCGAACAGCTCCTTTTCAATGTCAGCTTCGGCCGCAATGCGCTTCGCCGCAATGCCGAAGGCAGCTTCGTCCTTCTCCAGGCCGGTGCAAGGGAGCTTGAGCTCCTGACAGGCCATGACGGTTGAACCGCTCCCCATGAAGGGGTCGAACACCCGGTCGCCAGGCTTGGCGCTGCGCCGCAGCAAGTCGATGAGTAGGGCGACTGGCTTCTGCGCCGGGTGGCCGACCTGCGAGTCCTTCCGGTACTCCAGCACGTCGCGCTTCATCTGCGTGACGTTGCGCTCTCCCTTCACGGCGAAGAGGACGCACTCGTAGGCTCGCTGAGGTCCCTTGTCTGGCCAGGGGGCGCGATAGCCGTCGGGGTTGCTCCAGATGAGGGGGGTGCGAAAGACCTTCCATCCCGCCTCTTGCATCCGATGGCGCAGTTCGGGAAACCTGTCAAAATCGCAAAAGACGTAGGCGTGAGCGGATGGTGCCGCAAGGCGATACGACTCGCCACAGAACACCTGCATGATTGAGCACCAGACTTCATAGGAATCCTCGTAGAAGTGAGCGCCCGCCGAGTCGAGGCCGGAGTCGCCGAACTTGTCGGCGCCCATGCCGTAGGGCGGGTCGGTCAGGATGATGTTGAACTGGTCGGGGGCAGCGCCCTGCATCCAGGCCAGGCTGTCTGCGCACTCCAGCTTGTGCTGGGTGGACGTGAAGGTGCGGCCAAGCTGCGCAGTCAGCTGGGCGTTCTGCGTGCGCTCTTCCCGCTTCTTGAGGACCTTGAAGGCCTCCTTGAGGGAGGGCGCCGCGGCGACTTCCTTGTCGTCGAGGAACTTGGCAACGAGGATCTCGTTCCGCGTACTGGTGTAGGCGTCGCCGAGCGCAGCGTTGGGGACACCCGGCTTGTCGCGGACTTCGCGGGCGATGTCGTAGATTGTGGGGGGCGCTTCCTCCTTGTCCTCCGCCTGGGCGCGGCGCAGCTCGAGCAGGCTTGCGGTTGCAAGGGCGCGCTCCTGCCACGTCAGGTCTACCCGACGGATGTTCTCCTCGAGTTCTGCCTCCCACGCTGCCAGGGGGGAGAGGGAGCCGAGGCTCGTGAAGGGGATGAACCCTTTGGGAACATGCTCTCCGGCATGCCAGAGGGAGCCGCCCAGCTCATGCAAGTCAGTGACCGCCCGCAAGCGCCGTTCGCCCGCTACGAGTACGTAGTCGCTGCCCTCCACGCGCAGCACGATGGCTTGGAGTAGGCCGGTTGCCTCGATGGACTCGCGGAGCTCCTGCAGCTCTGTCGGAAGGAACTCGCGGCGCTGACGATTGGGGGCGATCTTGATGGAGGAGATGGCGATGTAGTTGTTCATCAGTCGTCCTCGCTGTCCTCGGCGTCGTCCTCGTCCTCTTCGACCTCTTCGCTCTCCTCCGCCGGCTCCCACTTGTGGATGCGAACAGCTTCGCGCTGGAAGACGACGACGTTTGCCTTGACGTCGATGACGACCAGGCCTTCTTCATTGCTGGCGCTCATCGCTTCGTCGCGCGAGTGGGTGAAGAAGGCGTCGCCATCCTCGTCGATGATGTAGTACATGATGGGTTCCTTTCAGGCGTTTGCCAGTTTGCTCTTCAGCACATAGCCCAGCAGCGGCCAGATCTTGTTGACGGCGTTCTGCCGCGCGACCTTACGGCCCACGTCGGCGTCGAAGTTCTCCGGGCTCGCGCATGCGCTTTCGCCGGTAACGGTGAAGCCGTTGCGCAGGACGAGGACGCAGAATGTCAGCAGGCTGAGGGCGGCAGGCACTGCACGCAAGGCTTCACCGTTTAGTGCGCCACCCACGAAAGCGCCGTCTTCCATCGCCTTGGCGTCACCCTGCGCAGCGGTGAAGTAGTGCTCGCTGGAGATCACCGCCTCAATGTCAGCCGGCGTCACGCGCGGCGCGGTCAGGCCTTTGGCCTGGATCTCGGCTTCGATGGCGCTATCGTCGGTGCGGGGAGATTGAATTCGTTCCATGATGGGTTCCTTTCGGATGTAAGAGACCCCGCCGAAGCGGGGTCGTGTCAGATGTCGATGCGTGGCTTACGGCAGCTTGGCCACCGAGTCGACGCGCTCCTGGATGTTGCCCTGGTACTCTTCGTGCTTGATGCGCACGAGCAGCATCCTGCCGGCCATCAGCCGCGGGCGGAAGATCTCGCCCGGCTTGTTCATGTCCAGGGCTTCGCGGTAGCGACGCATCGCTCCGTTCTTGCCCGGCGCCGTATCCAGGCCACCCTGCGCGTTCAGGTCCACCATGATGGAGTCCTTGAGCGTCAGGGTGTTCTTCTCGTACTTCAGGTCGACACGCAGGTCCTCGGGGATCTGGATCTCCAGGGTCACGTCGTAGGCGATGCCACTCTTCAGCGTGCCGTCGTCGTTGTACTTGTCCTTGGAGGTCCACTGGCGGACGGTCACCTCGTTGATCTGGGCGCTGTAGTCCTTCGCAGGGAGGGGAGTGCGGCGCTCGAAGGCGGTGTCGATGGGGAGGTCGAGGAAGGCGTTGGGGTCGAATTGCATTTGCATGAGAGGTCTCGCTTTGGTTGTGGCTCGGCCGAGGAGGAGGGACTTGGCAGCTGGCCGCCGGGGGCTGTCAATTCGGGGCGCGTATAATACGCGAATTATAGGCTCGCTAGTGCAGTCTCCAGTTCAAGTTCGTCGGCAAGAACCTTCTCGATCTCGTCTATTACATCGGCAGGGATGGTGAAGCCCACCCAACCGGGCGAGTTATGCGTTACGGGAAGGCGGCCGTACTGCAGGATCGTAGCAAGGAGCTGGGATGCCGGAGTCACACTTTGCTCCTCTCGGCGAGCATGGCATCGGCCATTCGGTAGGCAGCTTGCGACACACTGGAAATGGCCTGCAGCTCTTTCGGCCACCCCTCTTTTGGAGCTACCAGTAACCCTTGCAGTGCCTTAGCCGCAAAGTAGTCGCGCAGGGACATGCCGAAGTATTGGGCGTGTATGCTGCCGTCGGTGCGAAGCTCGGTCCACGGAAATGCGGACCCGCCACTTTGCTCGTTCATACCTTGCTCCTTTCCAGCCACTTGTCCATGATCTGTGCGAAGTCGGGCTTGATCTTGCTCGCGATCGGGAGGTAGCGGGTCTTGGTGTCAACATTCGCCGCTGCGGTATCCCAGTACCACTGCGTACCCTCCCGGACGGTGAAGATCGTTTCCGAGAACAGCGTCGGGATGTCGTCCGCCAGCGCCTTGCCGATCGCCTTCGTCATCAGCTGCGTCACGCCGGTGATCTCGTTGGTCTGGCGCTGGACATGCGCGGTGATGACGAAGGTGCCTTCGAATGCCTGCGTCATGTAGCGAAGCCAGTTCAGCAGGTTGTTCTGAGCCACCCCGTAGTCTGGCTGCGAGGTTGTCGGCTTGTTGCCGATCACCATGCGCAAGCAGGCGTTGGCCGTCTCGCTGAGCGAGTCGTTGATAAGGATGCGGGTGTGCGGCCAGGTGCCGATGTTGCCGAACTTCTGTCCGGTGCGGTCGTCCGGGAAGTCGGTCAGCACGCGTAGAAACTTCTCCCAGGGGTTGTTGGTCGAGCGGTCAGGGTCGACGCCCTTCGTCAACGATTCGTAGGAGAGCATGCCGACCTTCTTCGCACCTTCGAGGAGGGCACTCAGCGGTATCGCAGGGGTGCGAACGACGTGCCAGTGCAGGTTCGTCGGAATGGCAAGCTTGCGGTCTCGCCAGTATCCGAGCAACGTCTCGAGTCCATTCTCCGTGAACAGGACGAACACGTCTCGGGGAGGGGACTGGCGAGCAGCCCAATCCACGAGGGTGCCGAGGGCGAAAGTCTTGCCTGAGCCGGAAGGACCTTCGAGGAGGATCTTGGGGCCGGCAAGGGAAAGGGTGTCGGTGGTGTCAGTCACGCGGATTCTCCGAGGAAGGTGAGCATTTCTTGGACGGCCAGGTCGTAGGCAGCTTCGGCGCGAAGGTCCGTACCTGGCTCTGCGTCGTTGTGAGCGATGACCATCTCCATCAGCTTCTTCTTGAACTGCCCTTCGAGCGGCTGCGAGGTTTCACCGAGGATGGCTTCGAAGATCCGGAGACCGCCGTGCAGGCCGGCAGGGGAGCAGCCCTTGACAAAACGTGCCTCGCGCGCACGATCGAGTGCCTCCCGCGTGCCCACGTACTCGAGGACGCGGAGGAAACGGTACTTGGTGATGTCAGTCATCGATCTCTCCGAACATGAGATCCTCGAACTGGGTGCGCAGCTCACGCAGCTTGGTGACGCGTTCCTTGTAGCGCTTCATCTTCGCATCGTCATCGTCGGCGCTGTGGGAGGGGTTCCAGGCGTGGTAAGTGGCGGAGGCCATCGAGTGAGTGATGAGGGTGGACATCCCCTCGACCACGTTGTGGGCAAGCGTCTTTGTGTCGACGGCCATGTCAGCCTCCCACCGGCTTGCTGCTGTTGTCGATTCCCATGTACAGCTCGAGGATCTCCTGCAGCTGCGGAAGGGTGAAGTTCGGGCCCTTCAGGATCTTGCCATCCGCCCGCAGGATCGGCTTGCCGTCATCGCCCAGCTTGCTCATGTTCGAGCGATGGACTTCGCGCAGGCACTTCTCGAGGGGGATGCCCCACTCGAGGGCGGCGCCGTCTGTGACGTAGCGAATGTCGGCGAGGGCGTCGGCCGCGTCGGCCAAACTGCCTTGCTTTCCTCGCGGATCTTGCGTAGACGTGATTCCGACCTGCCCTTCATTCACATAGACGCGAAATCCGGAGGCATCGGCGAACTCCAGAACCTCTTCGACAAGAAGAGATACTCGCAAACGACGCCGCTCTTCGTCAGGGATGGCGGGCGACCAGGCAACTGGTGCGCCGAAGGCTTCATGGAACTCCACGACGCAGGTGTCGTGATACTTGTTTCTTGGCATGGCTTGTTCCTCAGGTTAGGGGAGGTTGGCGAGTTCTGCGGAGAACTCATGGGCGACTGCCGCGGGCGGCCAGTCGGATTCGAAGTTGAACGGCTCGCCCTCGAAGTGATGGGTCATCGAGAGCTTGCCGTCACCGTGTCGAAGGCACGGGCGGATGGTGCATTGTGTCAGCTCCGCACCGTCGTGCAGGAGCCTGCCCCATACTGCCCCACACCGCATGCAGAAGAGAGCGTAGGAGTAGTGACGCCGGACTTCGAGGCCGGGGATGACTCGGAAGTCGGGGATCTTGCGGGCACCGAGGTAGCGGTTGCCGACGAAGAAGTGTTGGGCGGCCATCACTTAGGCTTCCATCCAAGTTTGATGGCGGCGGCATCAAGCTGACGGCAGAGGTCGTGCATGTTGTCGACTAGCGTTGTGCGCTCTTCGCGGGTGAGGCCGTCGGCGGAAGCGATGATGGACTCCTTGGAGCGAATCCAGCGGGAGAGGCTGGTGATGCTGCCGAGGGTGAATCGCTTCTTCCAGGCAGCTTGCTGGGCGGGTGTGCGAGTGGCCATCACGCCAACTCCGTCTCCGTCCGAGTGATCGGGTCCCAGCGGCGCTTCGTAAAGTCCTGCAGCAGCCACGTCCGCTCACGCGCCGGCTCGGAGAGGCAGACACGGCGGAAGGGGCAGCCCCCGTAGGCGTTGCACGCCTCATCATAGTCCGGGGACCACACGGCGGTCTCCCAGGCGTGCTTCATCTCCCCAATCTCTTCGAGGAGCTTTGCGTACCACTGATCGATCATCCAGGCAGGGCGGTAGGTGATCGCCTGCTGGGTGTCGTACTTCGTCTTCAGGATGGACACGCCGCGGACGATGAAGCCGTCGAGCTTGACGCCCATCTGGCGGGCGCCCCAGGTGTACGCAGTGAACTGGGAACGAAGGTCCCACTGCTTGCTCCACGACGCGCCGAGGCTGGAGGTAGTCTTGTCATCCTCACCGTACTGGCCGCCCGCGTAGTCCACGATCATGTCGAACCGGCCGCAGTAAAGCAGGGGGTCGCCGGTCTCCGGGTGGGAGATGTCGATGGGGGAGGCGAAGGAGAACTCGATGCCGAGTCGGCCGCCCGGGAGCGTTGCCGGCTTGGCCGTGTCCGTTGGGAGGGGGTACTCGGAGAAGTAGTACTCGAAGGCACCCATCATGCGTTCGAGGCTCTTCGCGCTGTCGGCGGGGCACTCGAAGTCACCGTAGGCGGTGACGAGGGCCTGCAGGCCGATGGCGATTGCGTCGCGCTCGTCGGCGCCGCCAGCGTAATACGCGTCGCGCGCGACTTCGAGGCCGCGGGCGAACGCTGCGCCGGCGTGAAGGTGGACGCTGCGCTGCTTGCTCTTCCAGTGCTCGAAGTGCTCGAGCAGGGTCTTGCGGCGGCAGGCACGCCAGGAAGACATGAGGGTGGAGTCGAGGACGGCTGGGAATGACGGGCGGTTAGGCATTGCGCGCCTCCGACTTCTCCAGGCACTCGCGGGCAGCCTCGTTGAGCACGGCGGCTGCCTTGGGGAAGATGTAGACTTCCCGGCGGGAGAAGTACTGACTGGGGTCCGGCACCTCGACCTCCATCGGGTATGTGTACTGCCCCTGGCGCAGCGGCTGGGGGTTCCCGTTGAAGATGAAGAAGTCTCCGAAGGAGAACAGGTCGCCGTTCGCATGGCCGTCGTACAAGTCGGGGCAGCGAAGGGTGATTCCAGTGATGACGCACTGGCAAGGACGGTTGAGCATGGCTTGGTCTTTCGCGGTTTGGCTACAGGTCGGTGGGGAAGATGAGTTTGTGCTGGGAGTAAAACTCGCGCAGTGTGGCCTCCCAGCTTTCAGGCAGAAGATGATCGTGGATGGACTGGAGGTACTCCAGGTCACATCTCTCCACCAACGAGAGACGCTGACTCACGCTCGAGAAGTGCTGGATGAGTTCGTCTACACCTCCCTTGAAGTCACCGACTTCGGCTTGCTGCTCCGGGGTGAGCATGAAGCCGATGGCGCAGTGGCCCCCGAGCTCATCGGAGTACAGGCAGAGTCGCCAAGCTCCATCATTTTGCCGACTTCTACGCATCTGCTTCAGCAGCCCACGAGTTGCGAGGTCGGCAGCTTGCTGAAGGGTGAGCGGGGCGCTCTCGACTTGATCGTTCATGGCTTGGTCTTTCTTGGCTTGGTTGTGGAGGGCGGCTACGCAGCGCAGTCCGCGGGTGCGGCATGCTGGGCGCACCAGTCTTCCGGGCGGGTGTTGGCCCACACGTTGACCTGCTGCACCTCCAGATGCATCTTGCCGTCCAGCCCCGGACGAGGGGTCGGGATGGCGGCGGCAGTCGGCGGGAGGAAGCGACAGATGCCAACGGGAGCGCCAGGCTGGCGATCGAAGTAGGCGCAAGTCGCGCAGGCGATGCTGGGGGCGCCGTTCACAGCCCCATCTCCGCCAGCAAGTCATCGGCGTCGGGAATCTCGGCCTTCGCCTTGGCCCGCTTGGAGGCGGCGGAGGCGACGTGCGCTCCCACCCGGTCGGCCCGGAGGGCGATGATGGCCTCCTTCATGTCCTCGGGGGACAGACGGTTCTCGACGGCCTTTTGCCGCCAGATTGCGATCTTGGATTGCAGTTCGGGGGACACGATGGTTCCTTTCAGGGGTTGGCCAGCAGCACTTCCGCGATGGTGGAGACGATGCGCTGGCGCATGGTGGGATCGAGCAGCTTGGTGCGATCGCTGTCATTGGCGATGAAACCGAGTTCGATCAAGATGGCTTTGCCGGGGAACTTGAGGACGGCGAGGTCGTAACGTGGTTTGAAGCCACGGTCACGCATTCCAGTAATACCAGCAAGTTCACGCTGCATGTGTCGGGCCAGTTGCTGGCTGCCCTGACTCCCATACAGTACCTCCAGCCCGTTCGCGGAGTCGTCGTCGAAGTCGTTGAGGTGGAGGGAGATCAAGTGGGTGCAGCCCGCTTCGGTAGCACGCTTGGCGCGGAGGCCGACGGGAGCTGCTTCGAGGTTCGTTGACCGGGTAAAGAACACCTCGACGCCAAGGCCAATCAGCGTCGAGCCAAGTAGCTGCGCGTAGACGAACGCGATATCGGCCTCGCGGAATAGCTCCCCGCCCTCTCGGTGGACTGCGCCGGGGTCGAAGAAGCCTTTTTGGCGATTGCCCAGCCCGTGGCCCGCGTCGATGCAGATCTTCACGATGCGTCTCCCGCGGGCGGCGTATAGGTGAGTGCGCAAAGTTTGGCGATCCGGTCCCGTACGCCCTGGATCTCTTCGTCAGCCTTTTTCTGAATGTCGTCGATCGACTTCTCCATCATGGAGACGGCCTGTCCGAATGCGGCGTCCACGGCCCGCTTCCCCTCGTCCGGGAGGTCAATCTCGAGGTCGCGCACCTCAAGCAGAGCGTAACCGCAGGCTGTCATGTCTTGGCCCCAGCATTGCAGCCGAACCGGGAGTTCGCCGGGCATGGCGTAAGGGTTGGGATGTGCGTGAATCCACGCTTGAACGATAGTCTTCATGGCTTGGCTTTCTCGAGAGCCTCCCGGAGGGCCGCCAGCGTCTCGGGCCTACCCGACACGACATGGACGCCCGGGAGGGCGTTGACGTAGGGCGCCAGATCGAGTGTCTTGCACTCGAAGAACTCGACCAGACGAGCGGAGAAGAAGCGGAGGTACGAGCCTTTGGGAACCCGGCCCTCAAGTTCGCTGTAGAGCAGCAGGTCGAGCCGCACGCGCAACGTCTCTGGGAGGTGGAGATTGATTGACGAGGTGGGCTCGACGTTGGGCTTGCGGCCGCGGGTCACTGCGCACTCACCTGCCAGGGCGGGAGGGTGGATTGGCCGACCGCCGACCCTTGGTCGGTTGGGCCTTGGCCGGCGGGGCTGCCAGCTCCGACATCTTGCGGGCGTCCCGCTTGACTTGCGCGGGAGGCAGGGGCGGAGGCTTGGGGGGAGACTTGCGGGGCATGTTTGCTCCTTGTGGGGTGGCTGGAAAAAGCCCGCACGACGGGCGAGGCAACTGCGGGAAGCCTGCCTGCCGCGCGGGGAATTGGTGGGCCTTTTATCGTCTTGCCCAGGACGCTGCACTTTACGCAGGGAGCGGGCCTACCGACTTCCTCACTCACACCCGTTGTTAAGGAATGCTGGGTTAGCACCAGGTTGCTAGGCTGTTTTCCCCGTAGAGTCGTGTGTCCTCGAGCCGCTATGCGCCGGGAGTGCAGGGTTACGCGGTCATCTCGCCCAGCAGGGCGTCGGAGTCGACCTTGTTCGTCTTGGCCAGGCGCTCTTCCTCCAGCCGCTTGATGACGATGCCGGTCTTGCTCGTCGGGTTGCGGAACGAGTTGTACAGGTCTTGGCGGGACAGCTTCTCGCCCTTGGCCTTGGCGGCCTCCAGCTTGCCGTCCAGGAAGCTCTTGATGAACTCGATCGGCTTGCCGGTGACCTCCATGAGGGCGCGGATGACGATCGAGGCGCCAGCGGTCGAATCGCCGGCCTCGCGGGCGGCAGCCCATTCGCCGGCACGCAGGCGCTTGAAGATCTCCTCGACGGCCAGGACCATATCGTCGATCTCCTTCACGCCGGAGTACTCGTCGCCCGCCTTCTGGGCGATGCCGTGTCCGCAGGCGTACAGGGCGGTCGCCTCGCTGATCTCGCTGAACATCAGCGTCAGGGTCTTCCCATTCAGGAAGTCGAACCGCACGCCGGTAGCCTTGCCTTCGGAGTCGGTCAGGATCGTCTTGTCGGACTTGCGGTTGCCCGCGAAGTCCACTTCGCGTCCGTCCTCCATCTTGACCTTGGTGTAGACCGTGGTCTTCTTGGGGGTAGCGGGAGTCGCGGTAGTTGCTTCGGTCATGGAACAGTTCCTTGGTTGGATGTGCGGCGTTGGGGAGCAGGTGCCACGTTGCCTGGGTGGTTCGCACCTCAAAGCGTCCAGGAGGGGGGCGCTTGGAGGTACGAGCGTATAATGGGGGTATTATACGCGCGTATGCGTGGGTGTCAATAAAGTAATGCGCGCCTCACCACCCGCGAGTCAGCGCCTGTCCACCCACCAGCCTACGAGAGCGGCCAGCAGGACTACGAGGAGGGCGAGGATGAGGGTCACTCCCGCTCCCGTAAGAGCCGCAAGCTCAGCGAGAAGTTGTCCGTCTTGTAGGAGAAGCGGCGAATCTCGTCACTCAGCGCGAACGTGTGGGGCGTGCACCTCTCGGCGAGTGCCCCGCCCGCCGCGAACTGGCGGACGAGGGTGCAAGCCACCCGGGAGGCAGACTCCGCCGGCATCGTCGTGGCAGCGAGGTGCCAAGTCGTGCCTTGGCGGAGTCGCCAGGTGAGGGAGGCTTGACGCACGCTAGCCTCCGCGCAGCGTGTCGCGAGCGAGGCGGACGTGCTGCTGGCATTGTTTGGGCCAATCGCTGGAGAATTGCTCGGAAATCTTGCCTAGTACAGCTGCATATTCATCTCGCTCGCGAGCGGCCTTTGTCGTGAACAGCATCATCTTGCGGACTTTTTCTGCAGCATCCTCCGTCTCCGTTGAGGTCATGCCGAGAGCACAGAACATGCGCCACATCCAGTCTACGGCATTTTGGTAGTAGGCTTCGTTCATTCCCCCTCCCCCACCATGTCGGCGATCGCGAGGATGGTCTCCGCAGGCAGCACCTCGGCGGCCCCGCAGTTGCAGCATGCGGGCGGCTCGTCCCCCAGGTCGCTGGCCTCCTCGTCTGGCGGTTGGATGGCCTCGCACTGGATGCAGACGGACTGCGCCCAGAAGGCAGCGATTTCGAGCGTGGTACGGGGGATCATTCTTCATCTCCTTCATAGTCGATCTTCTCTTGCAGGTGGTCGAGGAGCCACTCAGGCAGCTCCCCGCCATTAGCATCCTCGAGGATGGGGAGGATGTCGAGGTACTGTGGACGCTTGTCCGGTCCGAGGCCGATAAAGAGCTGGGCGCTCTCCACGATCGTCTCAGGCGGGTCTTCCGGGTCGGTTAAAGTCGCCGGAGAGCCGGGGTTTACGGCAAGTGTCCACTCGATCTCGAGCCCACCAAGTTCGTACTCGAACTTGTGCTTACGTGTGCGGTAAGTCATCTCCACTCTCCCCTCGGGATACGTAGGTAGCGAACAGGGAGCGGCGGTGCATCCTTCTGGATGAGACGGCGCTTCGCCGAGTTCCGCGGAGCCGCTTCGAGTGGCGGGAGGTCCACGTCGCCGGGAGCGACTTGCGAGACTGCGGCACCGCGCCAGCCCAGCGCGAGGGCGAGGCGGAGTGCGTGTTCCGCACTGTGCGCGCGGATGGTCCCGACACCACGGAACTGGACGAACCAGTTCTCCGAGTCTCGGCCGCCGACTGGCAGGGCGACTTGCGTGCTGACGTTGTAGGAGTTCATGGGTGTGCCTTCATGGGGCGGGGTTGTTCGGCCAGCTCGTTGCGCAGGCGGTGGACTTGCCGCTGGAGGAGGGCTTCCATCGCGGAGTAGTACTCAGCGAGTTGCTGGGCCTCGACGAGGTCCCTCTCCGCGCGAGCGAGGGCGCGTTCACGCATCTGGAGTGGGGTGAGCGTGCGGAATGGGTTCATGCGGGCTCCTTGCGAGAGGTCTGCGGGCCGAGCAAGACGATGCGGAAGTCGTTCGCTGCAAGGAGAAGCTTGGCAAGCTCGCCGGCGCTGGCGTGCCTGTGCGCGAAGATAAAGCCCGCCAGTTGTAGCTCAGTCTCGTGCCGGAAGGCTTCGACGTGAGAATCGAAGCTTCGGCCGTCACTCGCAATGTAGCGAGTCTGGTGGATGCGCTTGATGGCTGGGAGGTTGCGAGCGGTCATACCACCCCCACAACTCTGATGACGTTGCCATCCCGTGTCAGGCGGGCAACCACCACCTCCCCCTCATCGTGGACGATGGCGGTGAGTGCGGTGCCTTCAAGCAGATGCCGGAGGGCTGCCCGGATGGCGTTGTTCTTAGTAGCGGAGCGGCCGATCCGCGACCACTGCCCGGGAGTGTAGCGCCCTGCGAAGTAGTACGTGGCGAACGGGCGGGAGCGCGGCTCGTCCGCAACGACCGGCTGGCGGCGGGCGCTCACAGGGGCCTCCCGCAGAGCTGGCGGAGCTCGGCCGCCGGGCGGTCGCTGTGGCGGGAAAGGCACTTCGAATGCTCGTGCGCCACGACGTAGGCGAAGCCGGCAGTTCCGGCTGCGAGGGCGACCAGTGTGAGGCACACTGCGAGGGTTGCCTGATGGTCGTAAGGTAGCTTTGGCATGGAAAACTCCCTGGTGGGAGGCACCGGAAAAGCCCGGCCGCAAACCCCGCACGCGAGGCTTGCTGGCGATGCTCTAACCGCACTCCCCTTCCGGCCGCGCCGGCTGGTCAGGCTGGTCTGCGGGCGCAGCAAGCGGGGCCTTGCCCACCCAGGTGTCGGCCTTCCCCTTCGTCTTGGTGCGCTCCACGCCATTGGTAGGCAAGTCGGCCGGGCGCCAGATCGTCCCGCAGGAGTGGCACAGGTGGCTGCGGTGGGGCGGGTTTGACCAGCCGCCGATCTCCACTATCGGGTGCTCGAAGTTGTTGCCCCACACAGCGCGGCCTGGCTCAGGCGCGTCAACGTGCTGCTTCCCGCAGTTCGGGCAGTGCAGCACCATGTCGATGGGAGTCAGCTGGTCTGCGGGCGATAGGGCGGCGGATTGAACCCGCCACGTCTCGCCATCGGTCTCAAGGCTTGGTGCGTAGAGGGGCCGCCCGACAAGTCCGTACTTTTTGGCGAGTGGAGCTATGCGTTGCTCATCCTCACCCGGCCAAGTGATCGTGCATGGCTTCCCGTCTGGGTAGTGCCACGCAACAGCGGCAACAGGGCCCACAGTGCGCCACCCCGCTGGCGCGGCGGGCGCTGAGGGAGGCGGGGCGGTGAGCTTGAGGCGTGCCAAGTGCGCGTCGACGATACGAAGCACCGCAGCGCGCTTGATCACGGCAAAGCCGCGCGCACTATGCAGTGAGTACGGCAGCGACTCAATCGCAGTCTTCGGGTTCGCCGATCCAGACCCGGCGCAGGCCTCGCACATATCGTCGTAGTCGTAGTCATCTGGGCCGAGGTGGCTTGTCGTCAGCCGAACGATCCCTGAGCCTTCGCAGGCGGGGCAGTCGTTGTCTGCCCCAGCCCGCAGCGCCTCACCCCGCCCCCGCTCGATCAGCGCCTGAGCCCCAGCACTGACCGCCGGATCCAGCGCCACGGCCTGGTGCCACGCGAGCAAGCGGTTCAGAGCCACGTTCGCCGGCTCGGTGTCGCTCGTCGGGTTCAGGTGCGACAGGGCAAGGGCTTCGTCAATTGCGGCTCGCCAGGTGCGCAACGCCTCGACCTCGGCGCGGAGGCGGGTGATTTCAGCTTCCTTGGCTCGTGCGCAGGCTTCGCCGTAGGCGAGCATCTGGGCTGGGTCATAGCAGTCGAAGAATGCGGTCGTCTCGCCGTCAGCCCACATCTGTTGGCCCGATCTGCGCGCGGGCTCCGGCAGCGCCGGCTTGTTGATGCCGCTCACTTGCGTTCTCCTTCCGGGACGATCTCCCACACAGGGGCGGTGATAAAGCCGGACCGCACCGCGGGCAGGCCGTCCCGCGGGCGGAACAGCCCGCTGGCGAGCGCTTCCTGCGCGAGTTCCTCGTTCTCGCCCCACGTCTTGGCGTGGAAGCAGCCCTCGGGCAACTCGGGCTCGCGTTCGAGGTTGACGGAGAGCTTGGTGAGTGGCCCGCACTCTTCGCCGTCCAGCACGATGCACAGTCGATCGTTTACGAGGTAGCGGCTGCGCTTTGCGTGCACGGTGCCCCAGCGCTTGCTGGTGAACGTTCCAATCAGGGACATGGTAGCTCCTTGGTTACGTGCTGGGCGGGTATAATTCACGTATTATACGCGCCCACACACGCGGGTCAACAAAGTAATCTCGCGCCTCATTCCCGCCCGCGCTGCAGCAGCTCATCCAGCAGCGCTTCCACCTTCGGGGGCTGCTCGCGTTGCAGGGCTGCGAGGCGGGCGAACGACGCTGCAAGTTCCTGGTCGTCCGGTTCGCCTACGAGGGGGTCTCCCACGGGTGGGATGACGGGGCCAGTTGCGGCAGGCTGCTGTGGGGGCAGCAGGACGGGTCCGCTCGCGGGCGCGCGGTAAGTATCCCCCCGCGCGATGCGCCGGACGGTCTCGAGGGAGACGCCATACGCGGTGGCCCACGCTCGGACGTCGAGCGTGCGCGTTGCGTGCTGGGCGCGGATCTCGGCGACCGCTTGGGGGGTGAAGCGGGCGGTGCTCACAGCGACTCCTGCTCCAGATCGCGCCCATTCGCGGCCGCGTGAATCATCATCTCCAGGTCATCGAGCGCAGCCTGCACGTCCGTGGGGCGGTCACCTTCCGGCTCGCACTCCAGCAAGGTTGCGTGGATGTGCTTGAGCGCGCGATGCACACTGATTGCGGAGTAGCCAGATCTTGCGGCAAGAATATCTGGCATGTACGTTGTCTTAATCGTCACGTTGTGGCTCCTGTTGTCAGCGCGCACAACACGCGCTGACATGAGAAGCCCGCACGATGGCGGGCCCGCAACCTTACGGCTGCTTCGGGGTAACCGTCCACTTCACCCCGTCGTACTCCCGGACGCAATCCGGGTAGTCGAAGATTGCGACCCACGTCACCCGCGGACCCTCCTCGTCCCGGCGCAGTGTGTGCGACGTCAGATCGCGGGTGTCGGGACGTGCTTGCAAGGTACTCTTCTCCATCTCAATCTCCATTGAACAGCCCTCACCGCGAGGGCTGTCTTATGGGGACTGGCGGACCAAGCCGGGTGACTAGGAACGCGGGCGCGCGCCCACACGCATGCGCGAGTATCGCACGGCTGTGGGCGGGTGTCAAGAA